TCTCATACGATCATTGATGAGATTGCCGATGCTCTGTTCGGTCCTATGAAGAAGTCGGATAAGAACTAAGCTAAAGAAAACTTAGCCACTGAGAGCACAATTAAAAAAGCCCTTGGTGGCTAGGTTCGTTTTAGGAGGAACAGATATTAGCAACAAAACTTGGCATCCTATTTGTTGGACTGATTATTGGATTCTTTATTGGAATCTGGTTTATGTTGGTTCTAATGCTAAAATCAATGGATGACTATTGGAGAGGAGGAAGATAAGTGACTGATCGCAAAAAGTGGTACTGCAGTATTTGTGGTGCTGAATTAAAAATGACAGTCGATCATCATTATATCTCAAGAGACAAAGGAACTTGTGGATTGGCAACCATAGTTCGAAATGACGAAGAAACATTGTATGACACGTTTGATTGTCCTGAATGTGGTTGTCAGAATATTGCTCAAGAGAGAAAGAGAAAATTCTTTATAAATGATGAGAACATCGACGATGACGAAGAGGAGGACGATGATGGCGAAGACGAATAAAGAAGCTATCATGAAACTTTGCTCCGACATCAACAAGAAAGAGGGACAAGGAGCTATCTATTCCTTGGGATCCAAAAATGCAAATCTGAAGATTCCGAGATGGTCAACAGGTATCGAGGACCTGGATGAGATCATTGGTGGTGGAATGCCGGAAGGTAGAGTGATTGAGATCTATGGACCGGAATCAAGTGGAAAGACAACTTTGTTGTATCACTTATGTGGACTTCATCCGATGGCATTGGATATTCCTGTAGAAGGAACATTTGATGCAGATCGAGCAAAGATCTTTGGAAATAGACCAAAGCAACTTCTCATCTATCGTGCTAAGTATGGCGAAGATGCGATGAACAAAACAATTCAGTTTGCAAGGACTGGAATACCTCTCATTGGAATAGATAGCGTTCCAAGTCTTGTTCCAAAAGATGATGTAGAGAAAGTTTTGAAATCTGCTAATAGAGATAGCATTGAAGAATTGAGAATCGGAGGAACAGCAAGATTGCTGACAAAATATCTTCCGGTAGTTGAAGAGATCATTGAGACAACAGGAACTACATTGATCTTTGTCAACCAAGTAAGAGACAAGATGGATGCAATGATGTTTGGTGAGAAGACTCAGACACCTGGAGGAAGAAAGTTAAAGCATTCTGCATCAATTAGAATTCAAGTTGCAAGAAGAGCATGGATTGAGATTCCAAACAAGAATCCAAAGAACTCAGCTGGAAAAGAAAGAGTTGGATTCATTATGAAATGCAAAGTTCAGAAGTCTAAAGTCTCAAACCCTATGGGAGAATGTGAGATCCCTTGTTTCTTTGATCGAGGTTTTGTAAGTTTTGATGATGTAGCAGACATCAGAAAAGAACTTATGCAGAAGCGTAACGAACAATATGGAAAGAGATCAATGAGAGATCTTGATCTGGATGATGAAGAGTATGAGGAGGATGATGAATGATGGAAAGGAGGGGAAGCAATATGCAACCACCTGGTGTTGTTACTGAAGGTTATCTTGGAATTGTTCAAGATGATGCACAAAAGCAGATTGATGAGTTCATGAGAGATGAGTTATTCTATCCAAGAGAAAAAGAAAGACCTCAGCGTCCAAGCAAGGATGAATATTATCTTGGTATTGCAAAAGCTGTTGCTCAGAGAAGCACATGTCTTAGAAGAAGATATGGAGCAGTGATTGTACACAAAGATGAGATCATTTCTACTGGCTACAATGGAAGTGTGAGAGGAATGAAGAATTGTTGTGATCTTGGTTACTGTATGAGAAATATCAAAAACCTCGAACACAACACCGGAGATTATTCCGAATGTGAAAGTGTTCATGCAGAACAGAATGCAATGATTAGTGCAAATCGTCAGGAAATGATGGGAGCAACAATATATCTCTATGGAGATGAGTTCACAGTTGACAAAGAACAGTCAGCAAAGAATGAAGAAGAGATTTATGATTTTGTTCCCCTGAAAGATGTTCGTCCCTGCCCCATCTGCAAGAGAATGATTATGAATTCTGGAATTGCAAGAATTGTAACGATAGGAGGGGCTGAAGATGTTTCTAATCGAAATACCATACTTTGATCTGGAACAAATGTACAACTCAGGTCAAGTACCAAGATGGATAAGATCTGAGGAATACAAGTACGTGATTCCTTTGGGTGAAAAAGCTTTCTCAATAACCCAGAAGAAAGAGAAAGTGATTCTCTCATGTGATGAGATAAGATTCTTCGATGAGTTGTATCAGTACTTCGATATCAATACTCCGTATGATATTCAGAATTGGAAGTACAAGAGATTGAACACAAGTACTAAGATTGCATGTAATAGAGCAAAAGGAATTCGAATTTTACAGCAACCCTTGAATGAAGTTATTGTTCAGTATCTTCTGACGGACAATCTCAATGCAGATGATGCAAGAGAATTGATCAATGATCTTTGTAGATCTTTTGGAAAGAAGCATAAGCAAGGACTTCGAGAATTGGGAGCAGCAATCTGGTATGAGTTTCCAACTCCAGAGCAACTACTTAAGAATGAAGAATGGTTGTCAAATGAACTTCTGAATGGAAGAAAGAAAAAGCTCATTCGATATTGTAAGAAGATGATTGATGGAAGTTTCTCAGAAGAGACATTAAGATCTTTGCAATATCCTGAGTCAAGAGACTACTTGATGAAAGAGCTGAAGATGACAGATGATCAAGCTGATAAGGTTTGTTTGTTTGGTCTTCATCAGATGATGGTCTTTCCTGAAGATGAAACAATTATTGAAGCTCTTTGGGATCTTGAAGTAAGTGATCGTCAGGAATTGTTTGAGTGGTATCTTGAGAAAGATGATGATGGAGCTGGAATCTTATATTCCTATTTGAAGTACAATAAAGAGAATCCACCGAGGAGGATTGAACAATGGATGAAATCATGATTGATTTGAAGAAAGCTAATGAAGCAGTGAATCATCCTGCCCATTATGCAGAGAACTGCAGCATTGAATGCATCGAAGCAATGGAGATGGTCTTTGAGCCAAGTGAGTTGATTGCTGGGTGCAAAGTAAATGCATTCAAGTATCTTTGGAGATACAAAGCAAAGAATGGTCGAGAAGATCTTGAGAAGATGAAGTGGTACATTGATAAAGCATATGATCTGTATGCAAAGTATGATCATCTTACTCGTGACAATGATCGACTTCTCTATACACTCTATAGCTTTTGTAATGAGAAGTTTGGTCTTACAGAAACAAAAGGAAAACATGAAGGAAAGAAAGAAGAGGTAAACGATGGGCTTAGTTGATAGTATCAAAAGAGAAGCTGCAGGAAATAGAACTAAGATTCAAAGTTCTGATGCAGCTGAGCTTGAGAAGATACTCAATAAGACATTCTACCTGGAGAAGAATGTAGAAGAAGAAGCAAAGTTTGTGAAGCAAGTTATGACAAGAGGTCTGGCTTCTCAGGAACGAATTGGTCTTCATGCTTCTGCTCTGATAACTGGTGATAAAGAGTTTTGTTTAAGACAGCAAGTGCTGAGTCTCATTTATCACCAGCTTCAGGGAGAACAGCTGAGTGTTGGACTAATGAGAATCTTTGAAGAGGGAAATGCAATTCATGAGAAGTGGCAAAGACTCTTCATTCGTGCTGGTTATTCTGGAGCTGAAGATCTTGATGTGACTCAGTTTAATGATGAATATCGGATCAGCTTTACACCGGACATTATTTGTGAGATCCCGGAATTCTATGAAGGGAAGATGATTGGTGAAATAAAGTCAGTCAATACTTTCCAGTTTCAGAAGATGGTACGTCATCCAAAAGCATACAAACAGCTTCAATGGTATATGTACTTGACAGGAATTCATAAAGGATTTGTTTTGAGTGATGATAAGAATACTCAAGACTTTAAGTTGGAGGTCTATGATTTTGATGAGAGCATTGTTGCTCCCTTCATTGAAAGAGCAGAAGCTATCAAGTACTACTACAATAGAGTGTTTAGAGAACACAAGATGGTTAGTAGACCGAAAGATGCGAATTCTCCAGATTGTAAGAGATGTCATGATTGTCCTCTTAGAAATGCATGCTGGAACATAAATGGAGGAGGAAAAAGAATTGGAGACGATGTGTCATCGTGATACAATGAAAGCTTTGCATAGACTCTACAAACAAAACAAAATCATAAATTGGCTAAAGGAGAAATTTAATGTTAGAAGTAAAAAGAATCGATAAGCTCAATTACATTATTGATCATCAGTATGAGCCGGTGAGAGGACATAGTCTTGATGCAGGACTTGATCTTCGTACACCGGTTGATGTAACGATTCCTGCACATGGAAGTGCAAGAGTAGATTTGGGAATTCACTTTGAGATTCCTGAAGGTTGGTTCGGAAAATTGGAGAGCAAATCCGGACTGAATGTTGTAAGTCAAGTTTTCTGTGGAGGAGGAGTTATTGATTCTGGTTTTACAGGAAGTATTCAAGCAAGGCTCTACAACTTTGGAGATGAAGATTATAACTTCAAAGCTGGAGATAAGTTCGTACAGATTGTCTTTCTTCCTATCTCTACACCAGAGCTTGTGAAGGTCAAAGAGTTTGATGACTATGAACGTGGTGATTCTGGATATGGAAGTACAGGACGATGATGTCAAATATAATTCTGGAAGATCCTTGGAAGGCCCAGGATGACCTCTGGGGAATCAAATGGATATTTATATAGGAATATTCATTCCGGTCCTCTAGAGGCCTCCTGTGGCTTCAGGTGACTTCCTATTTATATAAGGAGGAAGGACTAATGGCAAGAGATTGTCCTATCAAGGGAAGGGCGATCTATCTTGACTGTCTGGAATGTGAAGACAAAGAATGTAGGAAGAGATTCAAGTATGATCAGATAGTTATAGGGATAGATCAATCATACAAGAATACCGGAATCTCAGTATCATGTGATGGTGAGCTTAGAAAAGTTACCAGCATTGATCTGGAGAGGTATGATAATAAGTCTGATAAGCGTAGGGTATTGAGTCAAAAGCTCGATAGTCTACTTAGGTCTGTTTGTCCTAAGGGTAAAAGGGTGGTCTGTATCATTGAGCGGATCAGACTTAGATCTCAGGGATTCTTGAACATTGACTACATTAAAAGCATTGGAGCATTGAATAGCGTAATTGTTGATGTGATGGATAGCTATGGAGTACCTGTCTTCTCAGTTGATACAAGATGCTGGAAAGCACAAGTAGTTGGGACTAGCAAAGGAGCACCAAATGACTACGAAGTTCCAGAGGAGAAGTGGCCTACTGTAAAATGGCTGATTGATCTTGGATGGAGAAAAGCTATCTTAGTCAATATGGATGGAACCAGGAAGAAGAAAGGGATCTTTGAAAAGAAGGGACATAAGTATCAGTTCAACAACGATGCTGCAGATAGTGCTGCAATCTCACAGTTTTGGTTTGTTGGAGATCACGACAAACTGGATCGAGAGACCTAACTTCTTTCTTTATATATTTCTTTCTTAATCATCTATCTAATCATCTAATCATCAACATGGAACACCGAAAAGAAATTTGAGAAACTTCTTAAAAAGTGTTTACAAACAGTGAGAAGCATGATATAATAGCTATAGTGAGAGATGCAAAGTCCTACAGACGAGGAGGAAGAAACATGAAAGCAAACGAACTGAAGAAGAATGATAGAGTATGGTGCTGGTGGATGAGCCGTTACCTCTACTATACCGGAGTCAAGAGAAATAACACTTATGTGTTTGAAGATATCGCTGATGTTACAGTGATTCTTACAGAAGACGAAATCAAGAAGCTGGAAAGAAAATAACAACAACGAGAGTCCTTAGAGGAGGAAAAGAAATGATCGAGAACAAAGATGGAAAGAAATGCATGATCGAGTATCAGTCAATGAACGAGTTTTACACTTACCTTTGCAACACACCATTCAATGAAGCGTTTCGTTGGAGCAGTCATTCAAGTGTAGAGTCATCGGAAAGATTTTCTGGAACCAAGAGCTTTGATGAAGCGGTTGATCTGATGAAGAATGGCTGGCAGGATATGAGCCAGAAACTTACACAGACTTTGAAAGCAAAGCAGACTCAGATGCAGACAGCACAGAGACGTAAGATGGTGAATGATGTTGCTGGATTCCAGCCAATCGTTCCGTTGTATCTTGCAGGTGCTCCAAACAACATGGTGAGTCAGAAGATGGTACCGGTAAAGCAGAAGGTCATCAATATCACAAAGTCAGTTAGTTATGCTTGCTACGTTGACAAAGAAGAGATCATTGAGGAATCGATCAAAGCACTACAGATCGTAAAGAAGATCGAAGCAATGGGATATCGAGTAAACCTGAACATTGCAATCGGAACTCTGGAACCTGACAGAGAGATCTATGCAAAAGTGAGAATCAAGTCAGCAAATGAAAAGCTGAACATCAGTAAAACAGCATTCCCTCTGGTTCATCCATCAATGCTTAGACGTTTGTATTTTAGATTCGTTGAGGTGTACCCGGAAGTGACAAAGAGTTTTGTCAGTGGATATGGAAGACCTGCTTCAACAGATCAGATGAAGAAAGCTTTTCCGGAAGACATCATCATCCCGGCAGTATGGGAAAAGAAAGTGGAAGACATCAAGAGTCTGGAAGACATGAGATAAAGCAAAGCTGGGGAGAGAAATCTCCCCTCCGATGCTCTCGAAAAATTTTTGAGAAAATTTCGAAAAAAGGGTTTACGAATGCCTGATATCATGATATAATGTATTCAGATGAGAGGTAAAGAACCCCATCGAGTACACACAAACGAGTCTCTTAGAAGGAGGAAAACAAAATGGCAGCAACTCAGAAAGTTAACGTGATCGTAGAGAGCATCAAGAATGGTGACAAGGCAGGATGGACAAACCTGAACATCAGATTCGATGGAGAGGGAAAGATCTACTCTTACTTCCGTAAGTGCAACAGAGATGAGAACGGAAACAGATTCGCAATTCTTTCCGGATGCAGAATCACATTCGATGAGAATAATCAGGTGTTAGGTGTTACAAGAGAGTATGACACCAAGGGAGTTAGAAGACAGTCAACCAAGTCCCTCGGAAAGAAAGAAGAAGAAGCCGAGAAGACTACTTCAGAGAAGATCAAGGACGAGATCGAAGAGAAGAAGATCGAGACACCGGTCATTCCGGAAGCACCGAAAGGTGAGATCCACCACGAGCAGTATGAGACCATTAAGATGTGTCTTGAAGCAAAGATTCCGGTTTACCTCGCTGGACCTGCTGGTTCTGGAAAGAACCACACAGTAGAGCAGATTGCTAAAGAACTTGGCTGGAACTTCTACTTCAGCAACAGCGTACAGCAGGAGTACAAGCTTACCGGATTCATTGATGCAGGTGGTAAGTTCCATGAGACAGAATTCTACAAGGCTTGCACAGATGAAAACGATTGCGTATTCTTCCTCGATGAGATGGATGCAGGTATTCCTGAAGTTCTGGTTCTCCTGAATGCAGCAATTGCTAACGGCTACTTCGAATTCCCTACTGGAAGAATTGATCTCAAGCATGTTCACTTCGTAGCAGCAGGAAATACCGTTGGTTCTGGAG